ATAGTGTTTGTCATAAGATGGCAGTTGTTCGCCAGAGCAAGTTGGTGTAAATGCACCAGGCAAACTAAACAATACTACTTTCTTATCAGCAAACAAATCGTCTGTTGTTTTATCTACCCACGAACCACCTATTAATGTACATCCGCCTTTGTCCATATCATCTGTGTCGCCAGTTCTAAATTTAAATATATTATTGTATAGTGTTTTCATTCTGATAATACTCCTACAATCCATAGTGTTGCGAACACTACTAACGCTATTTCTGCACCTGTCATAATCAATCTCCTTATATTGGTAACTTTGCTGTTTTTTCTTTTAACATATTCAAACTTTGTGCCTCATATGCTATCTTTTCTTTTAGTGTTTTGTTTACTAAACTTTTAATATTACTTGGATCTAATCCTGTTTCATTACAATACAACAAAACAGCATCCATATAACCACACCTTTTTTCTTTTACTTTAGATTCAATAAGTGTAGCAAATTTGTTTGGTGTGATTATCATAGTTCTATTATACTATATTTCACGACTTTTGTCAAGGTCTGACTTTCTAATTGTTGGGTTATATATTTCTCTAGCAGCATCTGAGCCAGACATATAACCTACTCCGTAAGCACATAAAACTAATATACCTACTGGTAATATTATTGAAAAAAAATCCATCATAATAATCTCCTTTGTTTGGGGAGGGCGGGTGATGTTTAGGCACCACCCTTCCTAAATTAACCCTCTATGGTACGGTCTACTGGATTTGAACCAGTACCCTTTATCAGGACCTCTCGGCGTGTCTACCATTCCACCAAGACCGCATATGGTGCCAGTTTCTGTTGCAAGGCACTGGCGGGCCCCTAGCAACCTAGGCTGCTAATGCAAAGTTATTTTCGTTTGCGTTTATATAAATTTAAAGTCTTCCGACTATCCTCTCCAGTACGATTTCTAATAGCTGTCGATCCTATTTCGCCCCCTTATAGGTCTATCTAGGATTGGTGGAGGCGCAGGGTATTGCACCCTGGTCCATACTACTTACTCTCATTACCTTCATCAAGAATCTTGTAAAACTGCCAATCTCTACCAAAACCCAAGATACAAGTTTCGCCTGTATCTGGTAAAGTTATTAAAAAAGTTCCTGTATTCGCAAGTTCATTATGTGAGAATGATAATATTCCTACAACCTCTGTTTCAGGAAATCCTTGTTTTGTAACTGTTGCTCCTGCGATTAGTTCTTCACCAAATACTTCAAATGCTGTTTGAAACATAAAAGCAGTATCGCCACAATATATTGGCACAACTCTTTGTGTCAAAAACCCACGTGGATAAAATGGTGTTCCTGGTGGTGTTCCTGGTTGAAACTTATCAATTTCTTTTTCTGGTATAGCTTGAGCATAGTTTAAAGTTGAATATACTAATCCTAAAAATAGTGTTATTAATATTATGCCTGCTGTATATCTAATTATTTTCTTCATTAAAATCCTTAATCGCTGATTTTAGTAAAGGTAAATAATCGTCTTTTGATTTTGAAAATGTTTGAACCGCACCGTCCTCAGTAACTACTAATATTACTACTCTATCTATGGGTTGGTCAAATCTTTCTTCGTACATTTCACAGTAGGCAGCACCTTGAATGAAATAGTTTTCAATCCATTCTTCTTTTTTTTCTTGCCTAGAGGTTTTAAAATCTATTACAGATAATACGCCTTTATAATCAGCGATACAATCTACACGACCTGCAACCCCATAATGGTCACTATATAAGCCGCCTTCTTGTATTCTAATATTATTTATATTATCTAGTTCAGGTTTTAGTATTGAGAATAGTGCTAGAGGTAAAACATCTTGTTTAGATAGTTCTTCATTGTTTAAATAATTTTCAACCAGAGTATGTACAGCAGTACCTCGTTTTGCTGCTTCTCTCATAATCTGATTTGCTACATCATTACCTACATTCTGTCGCCACTTAACTAGACCTTCTTTATTTCTACCTGATAAAACTGTTGTGATTGATGGATACTTGTTACCTTCAGGCGTCACATAATAACGTTTGCCTTTGATTGTTTCTGTATATATTTCTGGAAGTTGTTCGTGTAATTTTACATGGTCAAAAGTTTTCATGTCAAACTTTTGCTTCATAAAAGCATTCAATTGATTCATAATATTAATTATAACAGATTACTTCATAATTGTCAAGCCGTTGCCGTAAACAGTTTTACTACCTTCTTTGTATGCTGTTAGGCATTGTTTTCTGTTGCCTTCTTTCTTAACTGAACAATGAACCCATCCACTATCTTCATCGCCTTCTACATAAAACTCGCTAATCAACTGGTCAAATTCTAAGTTCTTTGATATCCATATTGCTAAATCAAAGTTATCAACTCCAGTAATTTCGAAGTCAGCAGCTTCGCCTTTAGCGTGCTGTGAATTTTTACTTGACCCTATTGCTTCGCATAAGTCAGGACTTCTATATCCACTAGATACCATAACTGCTTTGCCATAGTGTTCTCTAATAGGTTGTAATATTTTTTCACATAGATGTTTTAAATTTTCTAGGTGTTCAGAATTAGGTGTATTGTCAATACCTTTTCTTGTTGCGGTTTGACTTTTTGTCATTTCATTTAAACTAAAATTTGCTGATAATTTCATTATTAACCCCTTGTTATTGCTACAATCTTTTTTAATTGTGCTTCTATTACTTCTGCTCTGTTTGGCCAATGTATGTAGGCCTCAGGACTTTTTGCTAATTTTACTAACAGAGGTATGATAAGTTTTTCTAACTGAGCAAATTTTTCTTTTTGTTCTTTGCCTAAGTTATCTTTTCTTAAATCATATTCATCATCCATTTGCTTTTTAGCAATCTCTAATTCAGTTTCATTCTTCTCTTTGATTTCATTCTTAGCAGAATTTACTGCTGAATATATTTTATCTAGTTTGCTCTCTAGTGATTTTACGATATCGCTAGAAATGGCTTTAGCTGTTCCTTCAGCAGTTTGCTTAACTACTGTTTCTGTTGTCTTTGTTGTTTCAGGTTTTGAAGAAACTGAGGAAAAACCCCAATCACCTTCCATATCAAAGTCTTGTAAAAAATCAAAGTCTGCCATTTGTATCCTTGTGAGCGCTCACTCTTATATGTACCAGTATCGGATTGACCACCCAACTTGTGAGAACCCGCTGATTCCGTGTTGTGGTATACTCGATAGGTACATTAGTATTTATGTCCTTACTTCTTTCCAGCTCTTCTTCGTCTGTGTTTTTCTCTTAGGTTATCTACTTTAACCTCGTTAGTTGTTCTTTTTCTATATCTTTTTGCTAGTTCACTTCTAGGGTGTGCTTCTGATATTTTACCTAGAACATCTTTCCAACCACTATCAGTTTTACTATCAACTGAACCTGTGCTTGATACTATATTCATTTGAGTAGGTGGCATTAGTTTGATATGTTTCTTTTTTACAAACTTCTCCATATCAGATATGCTCATGTATTCTTCAAATTCAGTTTTTGTTTTACTATTATAAAATCTATATGTTGGCATTTTCTTTTGCTCTCCACTCTTTTCTTCTACTAATATATATCGGGTCTGTGGTTACTCTTTCTCTTGCTTTTTTAAATATCTGTGCTGACTTTGCTTTGTCACTTGTTGCCCAATCTTTTTCTTGTGGTCTTACATTACCATCTTTGTCATACTTTTTACCATCTTTGTGATTTGCATATCTTCTTGCTCTAGTAAAACCCATTTCTAAAAACTTTCTTGTCATGTCCATGCCTACAAAATCTTCTTTACCTTTGTACATATTATACATCCATAATATTCTTACAGCACTCATATAGGCGTCACCAGGCGTTTTAAAACGCCACCACTTACAGATATCATCGGTGTATGGTCTTACTAATAAAACGCCCTGCTCACCACGACCTATGCGATATCTCTTATCGTTTTTTCTAAACTTTAAGTTCTTGTAATCTAAATTGTAATCAAAAACTTTCATTCGTGTTCACCACCAGGATCATTATCAGGTAATTTTACTTTATAAGCATTACCATGTTTATCTCTATACATTACATACTCACGGCTTCTACCATAACTATGATATCCCCATTTATATTTTTCTGCATATTTAAATGTGCCTACTGTAATTACAATTGCCAATATAAAAAATAAATGAGCAAATGCACTTATACCAAAAACAAAAATACTTTCAGCAATATATAAAGCAAATACAGCTGACCATATAAATGCTAACACTTGCATTGTCATATGTCTAACTTGTAAATCAGGTATATGTCTTAGTGGGTTTCTCTCATGGTTCATTACACCTTCCCAACTATCGTAAATAAATTTTCTCATGTTGCACTCCCTACAAACCATTCTGGTATTTGTCGTTTAGACCACTTAGCAAAATACGCTTTTGCTTCGTTGTAATAATTTTTATAAGATTGAATACTATCACCATCAACAATACATTGTGGAAAATGTTTCATCGCTGGTGGTGGTTCTCGCCAACCTTCTTGTTTAATATTCTCTGGTGCATTTTTCAATACATCATTCAATAAAGCATTTGTGCTATGTATTTTACCATATCTATGTGTATATTCTTTACCTAACTCTACAAACAAAGAATATAACCATTCATACTGTGCTTTGGTTTCTCTTGCCCACACAGCAGATGGATGATGATAATGTACTGCCTGATAAACTGTTTTATCTAAATTAGTATTAGTCATTCTGTATCTTCTAACATTACGACCAGTTTTACTTTTACCTATGTATTCTTCACCATCTAGCATTCTATGTGCCGTAGATAATAATTGAGCATACTCTACAATCATTTTAACCACGTGTTTATCAACGTGCTGTTCGGCACATACCTTAGGATCATTATGTAAATAAAATATATTCATAAATGTATTATATCAGATTATTGGCTGTTTGTCAACCTTTTGCATTAGGGTTTGAAGTTTATCCATCCATATTCTTTTAAAATCTGGATCCTCTGCTTCTTGCCATGCTTTGTAAAGATTTTTAACTCGTCTCCAAAACAAATCCATAACTTGTTCATTATAGTTCATATACACCTCTTATATTTTTTTTAATTAATAATGCTACTATTTCGGTATAGTTTTCTTTACTTGCATATTTTGTTAGAGTAGGTGCCAAATCTAGTCCAGTAGGATGTCTACCTGAATCTAAAATTGCGGCTCTTACTTGTCTAAATTCTTCATAAGCAAATACTTCATTTAAAATTTTAATATAATAAGCAACACTATCACATTTTGTTTTAAATACTTTCACACCCCAACCTGGCCATTTTGTCCAAGGTATAGGTAGTAAGTATTCTTCTTCTTTGTTCCAAGTTCGAATACCAAATAGATTATTTGCTTCATTAGCAAATCTACTTTTACCCCAACCAGTTTCCAACGCTGCTTGAGCAATTATTAATTCTCTTGGTATTTGTTTTTCTATAGGAACATCTTGATATAAATGTGTAATACAACTATTTAATGAATATACAAATTCATCTTTGCTATTTGTTGTAACAACTGGTACGATAAATTTTTCATATTCTAAAGAACCTCGTATATCTTCGGTTGGTTCTGGTACAGTTAGTTCTTCATTAAATTCTGGACAGCCATCATCTGTACACGGCTCTTCAATTTGAGCGCAAGCAAAAGCAAACAATCCAAATAATACTAGTATTGTTGGTAGATATCTCGTTATCATATTAGTTTCCTCAAATCTCTTTTAGTTGCCCAAGGTTTATGTATTGAGCAAGTGAACCATCTTAGTTGTGGGTCTGGCGTAGCAGGCCCTTCCATTTCTAACTCGTTAGTTGAACGAGCATAGATAAGTTTTTTTAACATTAAAGACAAAGCAGCGTCATATTCCTTACAAGGTTTATATTCTGCAATACGTCTTTTAGGTGTTTCGTAAATGCCTTTTCGACTATTTACCATTTCTTTAATTATTTTTTTTTCGTATCTATTTAATTTCATAGTTATATTTATTCTCCATAATTCATAGGTACTGGTGCACCATTGTGATTGTTCACATACACAGTAACACCTGGTTTATTCTCACTTTTTGTTAATCTAGTTCTTGTTTTCATATGTTTAACATAACTAGAATTAACATTAAAATGCCAAGATAATTGTTCCTCTTGCATTGGAAATACATGGTCATTATCTCTTAATTCAGGTTTCAACATCATATAATATTCACGAGCAAGGTCTTCGGTTGCAAACCAAACAACACCTTGTATTTCTAAAATTTGTGGATGATTACCGTGTGATTTGCCATCTTTGTCAGCAAATGACACCATACAATACATATTATCAGAAGGTGACATTATGCCACCTTCTTTACATCAATAAGGTTCATAGGAACAGCGTATCTTAAACCGTTGTTCATATTCTTAACAGCACATCTAGTTTTCATAACTTTTTCTACTGTACCTAACCAGTATTCAGTTCTACCAGAAACACCAACAGTAGAACCTACTGTGATTTTAGATTTAATTTTTGAAGCTTCAGATTTTCTACGAGCTTTCAAAGCAGCAATTATAACTTGCTCATAGTTAGGTCCGAAGTCATCATCTTTAATAAAAGTTAGAACATCATTTAGAGTAACGAAGTCTTTTTTAAATTTAGTCTTAATCATAATATAGTTTTCCTTTCGATTATGTGTATAAGCTATCACATATCGAAGCAAAAATCAAGCACTTTCGGGCAGCAAAAACCCTTATTTTCTGCGATTTTACCAAATAAAAAACCCTTGTAAATCAATGACTTATAGTCATCAAAAAACAAGGGTTTCTGCGATTTTTTACTGTGCTTTTTGTTCAATTTTCATAAAATTGTCGTCCCAACCAAATGCTTCTTTCACTAGATTTGCTGTAAACCCTTTGTATAGATTATTAATCTTTCGGTCTTTTACTGCAATTAAAAACTCAGCTTCTTCTTTGCTTAGTCCTTCTAATGTTTGTATGAAAAGCATTTCTCTTTTTGTTTGAGAAATTGTAGCATCACCGCCTTTGATAAACAAATATAATCTCTTTGCTTCTAGGTGTAATGTATTATGGTCAGTACCGACAGGTGCTTCATTTGGTGTATATGGCACATCGCCTTCTGGCAACGCCCATTCAATTTTAGGATCAAATGCAGCTTTACAAATCTGTCTTAATGGTTGTGAATCATTATCTTGTAACACTTTTAATTTTCTTGGTTTGTCTTTTGCATTATTTACTTTTGTTGCAATTTCACTCATCAAGATTATACCACTTCTACCTGCTTCTGATAAAGCAGCCATGCCTTGTTTACTTGCAAGTGCTGGGTGTCTAGGTGGATTTGGATTGTTTCCTGATTGTTCGGCAATACTGCCGTCTGGATTTCTTCTTATAATTACCATGTTATCTCCTTAACAGTTCTTTCAAAGTCTAAAATTCGTCAATGACTTCGATTAAAGTTTTAAGTTTTTTGTTTATAAAGTAACCTAGTATTTTATCTCTAGTTGCTACTTTCACATTCAAAAACTCATTATTAATTTTGTCCTCAATATGTTGAGGTATACAACTCAAATCAATTAGTTTTCGATTTCGGTCATAGTTTTTAGATTGTTCTTCGGTCAAATTTGTATAAAAGAATACATCATTTACCCAAGCGTCAATCTTCTTTTTACTCAAAGGTTTCTGCCTTCTACCTTCAATGAATACATTATCATCAGAAAGTATATTAGGTATACCATCACTTCGGTCACCTTTGAATATATGTTCTTTAATATATATACTCGGTTCTTCACCTTTACCTACAAATTTATTTAATACTGGATTATATTGTTTTACATTTTTACTATGTAATTGTATAAAGTCTTTGTCGCCTGATAGTATTAGTATTTTCTTTTTATGTTCAGGCATATGCATATTCTGTACTTTTCTAATCAATGTAGCAATAATATCATCTGCTTCACAAGTTTCAACATCAATAACTTTGTAAGGCATAAATGTTTTAATCTCTTGTTTAATATTTCCTAGTAATGAAAATATGTAATCCCAATCGTGGTCTGATTTCTCTCTACTTGCTTTACGACCTGCTTTGTAATTAGGAAACACTTCTCGTCTCCATACATTTTTACTATCACAAGCGATGACCATTTCGCCATATTCTTTTTTAAATTTTTTATTGTGAGCCCGAAGCGAATTAAGAACCATATGTCTTACAAGGTCCTCACTTAACTCTACTGCTTGACGACCATTTATTTGTACCATCAAGTTTGATATCATAATCTGGTTTAAATCTACTATAATCATATTAAGTATGCTTTCAATATTCCTGTAAACAATAAAGTTGCTAATGCACCATTCAACATTATAAGAGCTCTATCATGCCATAGATATCCTACCCAAAACCATCCTAACGTTCCTACAAAACTAAAGTATAAATCAAACATATGATATCCTCCAGCAGCTCTAAAGCAAACTGCAAATAATATCAGTACACTTGCTATCCACTTTACGTACCAAGATAAATCAAATTTAGGGGTAACTTTTTTAAAAACTCTTGATGAATTAAGTTCTTTTATTTTATCATTTAACTTTTTGTATTCCATAATATAATTATATCACAATTTTAGGCTGATGTCAATAGGTCAGTCCAAATTAAAATCTGGTTCGAATTGTATGGTATCCTCTTTCTTTTCTTCTTTTTTCTTTCTTTTTAACTTATCATAATTAATATTTGTTAATTTTTGTCCAGTCTTTGTCTGAATAATCTGTGTAATTATATCTGTAATTTCTTGATGTTTATGTTTTTTACCAAAATCTCTATACAATAATGCTTTGATACTTTCAATAACCATTGCTAAATCTCTTAAAAATTCTTCACTCTTTATATCAACAACATTATCCTGTAATACTGATAAAATGTCCATGGACATATCTTGGGTTAGTTTTTCAACAAACTCTCTAATTCTTAAATCATCAAGCGCCTCTTTGACTTTTGGGTCAGGTGTAGGTTGCTTTACTGTTCTTTGATATGGAAATGGTATTATTTTTGCTGTCATATTACTATTTATTCTCCTGCAGGTGCAACTACTTTCCACTTAACTAATTTATCCTCATACTCACCATAATATAAACTATCCCAATCACCTGTTCTCAAATATCTTTTCATTGATGTAATATATCCTTGAGCGCCCATTCTTTCCCTCATCGCTTTATCTTTTTGTTTCTGAGGCATTTCTCTATTTCTTGAACGTTCAATTATGCCTGCTGCTTTTGCTATACCTTGTTGGGTTTCAATCCACTTCTTAATATTTTTATAACAAAATATATTATCATCAGGCAACTCTAAAACTGATGGGTGAACACCCACCATTTTTGCAGGTTTCTTTTTGGCACGAAGTGCCGCCATCTTTTCTTTGACCTGCTCTTCTTTGGTTAATGCTTCTTTGCTTTCTTCAAAAGCGATAGAAGTTTCTGATTCAACCAATCTGTTCACCCTCGAAGTTTATTTTACCTTGGTCTACAAAGTATTCTTTTAATTCATTGTAACCACCGATATGTTTTTCATCAATAACTATTTGAGGTATTGTTCTCACTTGTTTACCAAGTGCCTCAAATAATTGTTCTAATGTTATATCTTTTGTTACAATTTTTTCCTCGTATTCGTAACCAAGTCGCTTCAATAACGACTTGGCTTTATCACAATATACACAGGAAGGTTTACTATAAACGATTATGCTCATATTACTCTATGATTACCTCTTCTATGGCAGCGTCTGCTAGAGCGTCAACATCAACATCAATTGTTGAATTTGCTACGATATATTCTGCCAATCTGTTAGCGTCACCTACACCCATTTTAAGACCAATATACACTCGATATTCGCCAGTTGGTGTTTCATAAACTGCCTTTTCCCATTCTTCAT